TCAGTGACTATCATTGAGTCCATCAAGTCCTCTTTGATTTCTATCATTGAGAGGTAGAGATGTGCAAGGTTCTGACAGACAAGAATCTCAGTTAGATTGCGAAGGTTAAGTTCACTACCAGAACGAATCAGAGCATTAATTTGTTTCTTTGCTTCTGCTGCTTGTTTTACACTTAAGAACTCAACATCATCAACATTAAACTGAGGTAAAGTTATGCGAATAAAGTCTACACAAGGTTGCACGAACTTCACATGGTTAGTATCATTGAAGAATGGCGTAGTTCCAGATACATAAGCATCTCTAAGTTCACCATCAGTGCTCCACTTTGTATGTGGTGCAATAATAATACTTTGTGTTACAATCTCAGGGAACTGATAAGTAATTGTGTTAGGAGTATAGACGTTAAGTCCACCAAACCCAATAAAGTCACCCTGATAGATGTTCTCTGTACGAGGTAAACTATCTAGGCAACAGTGTAATATTTGTGCCACATTACCACTGTGATTTGTATCAATATCCTCGTGTGATTCGTTGATTTTGAGTTTAACTTTGTTGAATACACTTTTGGTGCCCACAAAGAATTTACCAGATGCAGGATTAGTTCCCCACACTATTGCTGGAGAACCATCAATCTTCAAAGAAACTTGATAGTCACCATCAAAGAACTCAAGAACAGATAAGTCACCTGTGAGGATTAGATCCTCAAAATGTTCTTGATGTTTGTTTTGTATTTGAGTGGTCTTCATACTATAGGGACACTTTCAGGGGCCCATAGACACTAACATAACAAAGAATTATTAGTCTTGTGTATTACAAATTTTTTCAGGGTTGATCCACTTTTGTTCTTTCCAAAGTACATTTAACTTTTTATCAAATACCATTAAAAATCTATGTTTTTGACTTCTTTTACGATATTCTCCTTTAAGACCTTTTCCACCACCTCTAGATTTTTTAGTATAAGTACCGTCATCATTTAGAATCCAAAAATCTGATACATTTGCAGATGTAAGACCATAATACTTAAAATTTGATGCCGCATAGATTACACCTTTATGAAACTTTCCATCAGCATATGACAAAATTGCTCTCACTTTAACATCTTTACGAAATTGTTTGATTGCTTTTGCAACAAACCAAGATGTGATATTATATTCCTCTGCTTGCACACTAGGATAAATGCAAAGTCGTGAAAGTTCAAACAATCCATCTTGATCTTCTCTTTCTAAACCAAATGCAGATACAGCAATTTCTGGTACCGGTATCCCTGTAAATACGATAGCTCCCACACAAGTACCCACAGGACGAAGAACACAATCAGAATCACCCTTAAAAAGAGCATAATTGTATCCTGATCTAAAAGTTTTTGAATAATCTTTTAGATAGTGATAAGTAAGAAGAAGATGTTCTACCTCTTTTCTCTCAACCTTTTCAATGTAATAATCACTTTTCATTACAGAACTCTAAGATTTTTTTATTAAAAACTTTTTTCTTAAAGTTTCTACGGAATGTCTGATAGTTATCATAACATACACTTGATAAAAAGGAAAGAAACTTTTTACTGTTCAATATATTTACTAAGGTTTCAAAACTAATATTATCAGGTATGTGATAACAATCAACTGCACGATTCATATCTGCAATTTCATCAAAACTATAAAACTTTAATCTATTACCAATTTTTCTATTATCTGCACCTGTCGAAACACAAACAACTTGATCAATGTTCCAATCAACGCGATCATTAAATTGTTCACGACAAGTTTTCTTTCCACCAGCAGTTAGACTAATATAATCAAAAGAATCTTCATCAGATACTGATTGAAAGTAAGAATAGTATTCTTTATTATTTTGAGTTAGGATTGGGACTTTTTTTGAATTAATTTGTATAAAATCTTCATCACCATATGAAACTGTAGTATTTGTGTTAGAAGTTGATTTCACAAACTTAATAATTGCATAGTCTTCATACACATGAACAATCTCAATTTCCATATGTTCAATATTAGAAATATTAGAACAAATTTTCAAAGGAACTTTAGCTATTAGTTGTCCATTAGTTTTTACATAATTAATAGAATTGGTGAACCAGTTGTATTCATGCTTTGCTTTTGCACCAGGAAACTTATGATCTTCAATAATGTCAATCATCACAGTATCATACATTGCATATTTTGAAGTGCTTATAATTGGGTTGTATGGATCAAAACTATAATCAAAGTCATGATCAATCAAACTAGCAATCATTGCAATGTTTGGAGAAAGAATAATAGTTTCTCCCTTAAACTTGAAGTGTTCTTCAAATTTTTCAGTGGTTAGATAGTTCATGATTCGCAACCAATGTACATAGAAAAAAGAGAATGGTCAAGATATTTTTGCTCAATAAGAAGACTAAATTCTTGAGAGGTAACTCCAATAGATTTTGAAACAAATTGATTCTTTTCAAGAAGTTCTAAAAAAGTATTGTAATTAATATCTTTTTTATTTTTACGAATTTCTGTTACACAATATGCAGTTCGATCAATAATTTTCTTAAGTTTGTTACGTCTTTGATTGATAATCGTTTGTTCAATACTGACTTCTCCAAGATTAGATTTTCTAAAAGATTCTATAAAAGTTTTACCTTTCTCGAAAGCATTTTCTGAGAACAACTTTTCTTGATTTTCAGTTGAATCGAAGTTAATTTTATCAAGGCATCCATCATACATGAAACGATCATTGTTGATCACAATTCGATGTGAATTACTAGAAGAGAATATCTCCTTAGAGTAATCATCAGAATTTAATTCTACATTATATCCATCTGCTCCCATTTGAAAGATAGGAGTGCTCTTCATAACTTTTATCAGAGAAGTAACAATATCAATATCTTCATGTTCTGCAACTTGTTTTGCTGCATCAAGAATCATTGGAGCAATCTTGTCATCACGATTTCCATCAATAGATAGAGAAATAATATGACCAGTTTTCTTTCCATTTCTATTAGTCAGAGCACGACTAATTCTTTGAATTGTTGCACCAATTTCACCATTATCATATGTAAGAAGAACAACGTTGATATCAGGAATACTGAAGGAACGCTGACACATTTGTGATGCAATAATCCACACTTTTTTTCCTTTGATTTTTGCAGCACGAATAGAATCTTTGACATATTGTTCAGCATCTTCACCCTTTACTTCATTACCATTGACAACAACTACATCATAAAGTGAATTGAGAATTGGTTTAGCAAGAGATTTAAGTTTTTCCATTTGAGCATTTGTCATGCTAACAAATTGTAAGACACAATTCACATCATCTCCAACACATTCAGAAAGACAATAATCATTTGCATCCATATTTGAACTAACACCATTCAAAGATTCATAGAGTCCTATCCAAAATCCCTGGTTCTTATTTACATTTTTAGATGCCTTTGTAAATGAAGGATTGTATTTCAATTCATGTTCATTAAGAAGTGGTACATATTTTCCCCAATCATAACGATAAAACTTAACTTGAGCAATATTTCTTTCAAATTCTACTGCACGATCATATTTAATCTTGTTTACAAGTTTAGGATTCATTGATGCCTTCATAAGCATATCAAGGTAAGTGACTTTGAAGAAAGCATCTACATCATTATGCTCACCTTTTGCGCGTTCGCTATTAGTTCCAGTGGTAAGAATGATAGGAGCACCCTTACCAATCATGTTCACAAAGGGAACACAACTCTTGGTATGGGCACCATAGTCTGCTTCATCAATAACTGTAATTTTATTGAAGAACTTGCTCAAAAAACGTGCATTGTCATTTCGCAGACTATTACCCTCTTTATCTCCACAAAGCGAAACTACAACTACAATCTTCTTACCATTGGAAAGATTGTATAAAAAGTCACTTTGGAATATATCTGAATAAAGATCTAGAACAACAAAGTTAGAGAACTGTTCGTAAAGATAGCACTCCTTTTTGAAAGAAGAAAGTGCTGTCAGATAATATGAACCAACAACCATAACTTGCTCTTTCAGTTGCCCAAACAAAGAAAGATACAATAAGGTCTTACCAAACCTAGCAGCAAGTTCTGCCATGATCTTCTTCTTATCTTCATCAAGCAGAGAGATAAACTTATCCAGTGCTTCTAGTTGCCAAATAGTTAGTTTAGCATTTCTTTTCTTGATATCATTTTTAAGGTAATCAATCCAGATTTCTTCAGGATTATCATTAGGGTAGATTGCCCACTCTTTTGTAGTATCATTAGGGTTCAACCTATGACACCAAGTACATTTTTCTTGATTATGCAATTCATTCAAGATCCTTTGATCTTCTGATCCTTTAAGGGCAAGATCTGAAGGAACAAATCCAACAATCAAAAAAGATTCACGCTCAGATGGTCCCCTTTGATCTGAAATACGTTCAAGAACATTAACACCAGATTGACCACACTTGTATGTTTGCTTATTATACTCAGACTCTTTTGTATATTGATAAAAACCAATAGGATTGAGTTTGATAAGTTCTTCAATCTGTTTGTTTGCATAAAGAACACCTTTCTTTGAGGAAAGGATTGCATTTTGATAAAGTTGATCCCAAGAAGATCGTGTGTTCATAAAAAAGTTTTCTATACAATAAGGACACTTTCAGGGGCCCAGAAAGTTTATTCTATAGGTAGTTGTGCGACACTCTTACCCTTTCTTAAGGAATCAATATAATTTCGTGCAGAACTTTCAGTTCTACATAACTTCAACTGTTGCCCATTATGCAGTATCATAAGTTGCCCCACGAAAGGTATTGCTGCATACACACCCTTATCAATCAAGAATCCTTCATTCATTTGTGTTACTTTCCAAAAAATCGGTGTTTTCGTTTGTGGTAAATGACCTATCACACCCCTGGGGCAGGATCATCAAAAAATCAGGTTTTGACCCCAGTCTACCACTGGGATCTCATTGAGTCTCAACTGCGAACCACCGATATAGCAGGTTCACCCTTGTGAAAAATAATATCAACAACTGCCTGAACAGATTTAGCAGTGGAGATACCAACTCTATTGTAAACAGGAACAACAACCAGACCAAACTTCTTGGATTCATTACCTAAACGAATGACCCTTCCAATAGTCTGTGAGATGCCAATGTAATCCATATTGCGCATAAACAATACTGCCTCCAATCCTGATACATTGATGCCCTCAGATAGGATGCTATGATGTAGAACAACAAACTTCTTAGATGAGTCTTTACCCCAGGCATTTAGAGTATTAAAAAATACCTCACGATTTACTTTCTTGCCATCAATCACAGCTCCAGTCTTGGCAGTAATGAACATCCAAGAATACCCACGAGATTCTAACTTTGAACAGAAATCAGTTTCTGATACCAGTGCCACAATCTGTTTGGTTGCCTTCGCACAAATCAAAATCTTATCGACTTGATTGTCAGCAATGGTTTCCAGCAAATTGTTTGCATCACGATCATAGTTGGTCTGTTTCCCAGTTACCATCTCCAGTTGCTTTACAATCACTTTTGGTGGCAAGATATACCCACCAGAAACTAACTCAGGAGCAGGAACTTGGCAAATCACTTTACCATAAACCTGCGAATCATTCATGCCTGGTTTACCCACAGCAAGTGAATGTTTGGGAGTTGCAGTCATAAAGTAGCAACGATTTGCATTTGCAGCAAAATGTTCTGTTGCAGGAAAAAAGTCACGACGAACTGAATTATGTGCCTCATCAAAATATATTGTATCCACATCAATCTCAGCAGAAACTAAACGTGAAAGAGAGTGATAGGTTGTGAATATTAACTTGTGACGGGAGTTGTTGCTCTCTACCCAGTTGCGAATAGCAAGTGGTTTAGTTGAACTTTCGTGATGAGTTTCACCTGTGTGAATATGAAACACAGCAGCATCAATGATGAACTCAAGGAACTCACTCGATAACTGCTCTGCTAAAAGTATCCTGGGTGCCACAACAACAATGGTCTGTGGAGTTTGTGACTGAAACTGCCTTACAGCATCAGTAATCATATTCAGAGTCTTTCCACCGCCAGTAGGAACAATTAGTTGACCTTTTTTGTGTTGCTGCATTGCAACATCACCACGTTTTTGATGTGGGCGAAGAGGTTTATCAAGTTGCATTGGAGTTGTGCTCATACTGTAGGGACACTTTTAGGGGCCCAGAACTTAAATTGATTCATTCAAAGATTTAAGTTGTTGTCGAATCATTTCCATTGCCCCACGACTATATCCTACCGCATAAGGATAAGATTTTTCACAATTTCCATCATTTGAGTCTGCATTATAGCACACATTAATTGCACTCTCAAGACCCTCAATAATGGTCTCAAGAGTTGTTGCAGGGATAGTTATATTTTTCATAATTATAAAGAACAGGGTTCACCAAACATTTCAGAGTAAAGGTCTAAATCAAATTCATTCCAGCATTGATTTAGGAATGCAATTTGATTTTTTTGAAACTCAACTTCTTTTTGTGCTTTGGTGTAAGCATTACGAGCATCATAGAGTTTTCGTTGGATTTCAAGTCTGGTCATTTTGAGTGAAGTGCTTATACTATAAGGACACTTTCAGGGGCCCAGAACTTAAATTTATTTCTTTTTAGGGTCCAGTTTTTGGTTGATAATGTGATGCTGGTTTATCTCTACCTTTTATAATATCAGATTCAAGTCTTTTACCTGCTTGTACCATACGCTTTTTTTCTTTTCTGGTATATTGATATTTGGTCATTCTCTCATCTTTTTCACCTTTTGGTTCTGCTTCTTTCTTATTAGAGAGCATTTTAGTTGCTGTTTTCTCAAGTTCTTTCGTTCTTGGTTTTGCCTTAGGTGCATCTTGTCCTGAACTTTTTGCTGCTGCTCTTGCCTTAGCTGCCTTCATACGCTCTTCTCTAGCAGCAGCGGCTGCCCTTGCTAAAACATCTCTACTTCCACGTTCTTGTGTTGGTTCTTGAACCCTTGTAGATGCTGGTTTTGGAGTACCTATATCTTTACGTGGTTTATATGGTTTTGCAGGTAAAGTAGTGCCTCCTTCTCCTCTTTTTGTTCTTGTTCTTTCTGGTGCAGTTTTTCTACGTTCTGCACCTATTCTTCCTCCTGCACCAGTACGAATTACTTGTGCCCCAGACATAAAGGCAGCATCGTAGGCTTCAGTACAAAAGTTGGAGAAAGATTTCATATCTATGGTTTGTTTCTTTTAATATTTAGTCTTCATCATCCTCCACAATTGCATTATCTTCTGCAAGTTTGTCCTGAGAGGCTTTGCTACCTACAGAAACAAGATCATTCTCATAAAAGTATGCAACTCTCTCACGACGAGTAGCAATTAGAAGATCATATTCTTCTTGTTGTTGTTTTGTGTACTTAAACTCTTGTCGTCTCCAAGTTGCCTCAAGTTCACGAAGATGTGGCAATACATTTACAGTGTCGGTCATTTGTTTAGAGGTGATTTGTAGAAACGAGTGAATGCAGTTACGAGAATAATTAGTGTGGAAATAACACCAACAAAACCCAAATAGGTAACAGCATCACCAGTGAAATTCAAAGTGTCAGGATTCATCATTAGTAATCAATGTTTGATTTAAGGTATTCATCAAATTTGAACTGGTCAGGTTCATTCATTTCCTCTACGAAATCAAAAGAAGAGAATTCTTCGATTGAAACATCATCAAAATCATCCATTTCATTCATTTAGTTTTGAGTTGTGTGCTTACACTATAAGGACACTTTCAGGGGCCCAGAAGTTCTCATTTATGACTTTCTTTAAAAAGTTTCATTTCTTCCCAATCTTTTTTATACACAATCACGCATATATCAGCAGCGCGATGTGCTCCCACAGAGGTGCATACACTCGCATACTCATCACAAATGAACCGAATTTCTCCGATCCATTCTTTATACTGAACCACAACACCTTCAGCAAATACTGATTTCATAAAAATGCTGCCTCTAATGGTGTTCTTCGTATTTGCATTGAAGAATAAGGAGTTGTATTCTTAAAGTCTACAAGTTTACCAACGGTCTTACTGTTGATTGGGGCATAGAATTGTCGAGTTTTGGAGTTATAAAACCCCCAGATTGATTTGATACCAGATCGGCCACAATAATCGAAATGAGTATCATTGACAATCCAGATAGATGATACATTAGTCTTGAAATCAGTTCGTTCATAATGATACCCTTGTGGATTTTTGTGAGTGAAATCTGTAATCGAGTCAATAGATAGTTTCATTTTTTAGATTCAATAAAACTTTTG